GAAGGCGCTCAGGTTCCTGTTTTTAGACATTTTTAAAAATGTCCAAAAATGAAAAGTCTTTCAGAGAGTTGCGAAAAAAGTCAAAGTGTGACCATGGAGACCATAAACTTGTTTTTTTTAAGAAAAAAGTGAAAAAAACGTGAGCATATTTTTTCGGGGTTTTCTTTTAAAAACGGGGAAACACCGTTTTGCAAGTTTTTACGAGGTGACGCGTCACCTTACCATAAAAATGCACGGTCAAAATGCTGGATTTATTAAGACCATATATGGTCTACAACATATACAGTGTCTGCAAAATCCCTTGCTAGGGTGCAAGTTTTAGGTGACGCATGTTTTGAAGGAGTTTTAAGACACCTATTTTCTTTAAAAATATACTTAAAAATAATATATCGAGTTTTAATAAGAGGTTTCTATGTTGAATGAGATGATGACTGATATTTTTAACATGTCTTATGAGAAAGAAAAAGAAAAAGAAAAAGAAGGAGAGGAGGAAGAAAAACTGGAGCCCCAAGAACTCTGTCAATGTTTAAACACGACAGGTGTGCCAATAAATATAAACATAAACATCTACAAGTGCGAAACATGTGAATACGCAACCAATCGAAAAAGCAGCTACGACGCGCATGTAATCACCAACAAGCACATCAAGAATGATCTGATAAAAAAGAACGGAGGTGTGGTGGTTATAAAACATCAAAGGAAGAATGTCAAAAGAGGAATTGTCTACGACATCTTGCAAACCAAACTATTTAATTGTACCAAGTGTGACAAACCATATGGGTCAAGGAATGGGTTATGGAAACATCGAAAGATGTGTGCTACCGAAATCAATGCGCCCCCCAAAGACAACATGCAATTAACATGCGCCATCATGGAGCTCATCAAGCAAAACCAGGATTTCCAAAAACAGATTATCGAAATCACCAAAGAAAACAAGTGCGTCACAAACAATACGACCCATACAACTACCTCGGTGCAGCACAACAACACATTTAATTTGCAAGTGTTTTTGAATGAGACATGTAAAGACGCTCTAAATATGGTGGACTTTGTGAAAATGATGCGCATCGACTTGTCTGATCTGGAGACAACCGCGAAACTAGGGTATACCGATGGAGTCTCGCGTATTTTTGTAAACGGACTCAAGGAACTAGATGTACACAAAAGACCGATCCATTGTAGCGATTTTAAAAGAGAAATATTATATATCAAGGAAGACGATGTTTGGGCCAAAGATACAGAGGACAAAACATTGATGAAACAAGCGATCCGAAGGGTAGAGCACAAGAATATTGTACAAATCCCTTTGTGGATCAAGGCACACCCCGAAGCAGTAAAAAGCGACGATAAGTTGAACAAACAGTATTTGAATATTGTCTGCCAGAGCACAGGAGGCGATTACTCTAATATAGAACAAAACATCAACAAGATTATTCGTAATGTCGCGAAAGAAGTGATTATCTCTAAGGGACCCCCCTCTGTGTAAAAAAACATAAATATATAGATAACAAATATAGATACACGCTTACCACACGCTTATCGCATGCTTACCACACGCTTATCGCATGCTTACCACACGCTTATCGCATGCTTATCGCAAGCTTATTGCATGCTTACGCCTCCACGAATTTCTCAATTGACGACAACCATTCATTTAATACCTGTGCTTGCTCGTAGATGTTTTGGTTGCCATCGAGCACTAGTTTTTCGACAGGTAACTGGGCAATCATATCATTGTGGTATTTGTGGCAGGAATCTAGGTAACCAATAGAGATGGTTTTCTCGCCTGCGCGATCTCTTATTTCGACACGTTCTAAGCATGTTTTAGGGTCGGCCTTGACATAGATAATCTTGTGTAGCGGGAATTCCTTGGAGAAGTCGTTGAAGATATCTAGGTAGATCTGGTAATCGACATAACTGATTTTGTTCGTGTCTCTTAACATCTTGGCAAAGACCATTTTGTCGGTAAAGAGACTGCGCTCGCAGATGATGATGGAGTTTTGGTTCTCTTTGAGCGCTTTCTTTAGGTTTCGTAGGCGAGAGGTGTACGCCATAATCTGGAAGGGGAAAGCATATTTTTCTTGGTCGCCATAGAAGAGTTGCACGATGGTCTCGCCCTTCTCGTTCTTGATCTTTTCCCACTCGTCGACAGGTTCCTGGATAAACACAAATTTTTTATTTTTGAACATAAGCAACTTTAATCGGTCGAGCAAGGTAGATTTTCCTGAACCAATATTACCCTCTATAGAGACGATAATATTGGAGTTTATATAAGGCGCACGTGGTTTGTAGAAGTGGTAATGAAATACATTGTATATAATCACAAATTGCGATAGAAGCATGATAAGCAACTGGGAGGCAGAGTAGAAGAAGGTGGTGGGTAGCATTTTTACAAATAAGAGGCGATTGCATCCCACCTCCTGAATTTATTTGATTTCAATTTTTTGTTTTTTTGTTTTTGTTTTTTGGTTTATTTTATTTTCGTTATAGACTCGAATAACCCTGGAATAAATTTACCCTTCTTAATCATCGAGATTTCACTCTTTTTAAGTGTTTTCTTGCGTGTATTGCATTTTCTACCATTTTTGTAACTACAGATGCTTTTGTACCCCTTATTTTTGCGTATGATCACTTTGCGCGTTTGTTTTTTGCCACCCATCATAACATGTTCTACATTTGAATAACTAAATGTCATTATGTTATATACTAGATTATTACATTATTTTATGCTTTTTAGAATAGAATGCACGCTTTCTAGCGCACCTTCTGTCCACCCATGTTTTCTGCTAACTACCTCCCCTATAACCAATATGGAATCTTGTTTGTCTGGGTGCTGCGCTTCTTTAATAAACTTTACGCGACTTTCATGATGTTTCATAGGTTTATAGTAGTGTGTCCCTACGGGCCAATAATAATCTTTGATTGCAATTATGTGAAGCGTGTTTTCTTGTAACCCTAAACTTACTTCTAGTTCATTTTCAAAATAATCTCGATTCGCCCTTGTGTTTTCTTTGTACTCGCTTAGTAATTCCGCATTTTTATTGTCTGCATAAGCAATCATATAAACACCATTAGACATAGGAATTATTTTTTGTAATGGTCCAGGAACTATTGTATATGTTTTGACCACTTCTTTCATGATGGAGGAAGATGCCACATCGAATTTTGCATAAATATAAATAAAAGGTTGTCCCCCGATTTCTTTATAGATTGGGCAATGTGGTAGTAATTTTTGTATGGTGTTTATCCGCGATGCGATGATCACTTGTTTCCCTGTAAAAAACGCACGATTGTCATTTGCACTTACTTCGATACAACCGTCGCCCGTTTGGGTTAGTTTATCTACTTTGATAGAGGACATAATATTACGCTTTCCTATTTTACTACATAATTTGTCTACTAATTCACTCCAATTTATATGTAACGCAGTCCATCCAGGAAAAGTATCCTCCATTTGATAATGATATAATGTTTCATAAACATCTTCATTTTCGTAATCTGTGTAACCAGACGAAATAACAAAATCGGTATATAATTTTTTACCCAATATTTTTGTCCCAAATTGTTTAAAGGTTTGTCCTGAATATGTTTTGTTGTAGGCGCCTCGCAAAAATGAGAAACATTTTTTTATATCGACGACATTTCCCATCTTCTTGGAATAATTCATGCGCACGACAAACTCGCTATATTTGACATTTAAATCGCAAAGTAATTGAGTCAATAGTTTATCACTCTTTTTTCTTCCTATACCAGCACCTATAACAATTTCCTCCCCATAAAATGTGTCGTTCCCAATTCTTCCTCCAATATAATCTTTCTTGTTACTTTCTAGTATAATAAATGTTTTGTCGGGGTACAAACGTTTAATATTATAAGCGGCATACAATCCTGCTAAACCAGCACCTATTATAATTATGTCGTAGACCATTTATATAAGACATGTAGATCATTATTTTTTATTTTAAAAAAACAATAAAATTGATTTTTAAAATACAATATTAGATAAATGCAACCCTCTCCTTACAACAATAATAATAATAACGACAACATGTTCTCTATAGAAACAACAGATGTAAACAGGTTTATCGAAAGCGTCATGCGCGCGAATGACGCACACTACTTGTTAGCGATAGAAAAGCAGATCGAGACCTATATGAACAAACACGAAGAGACACTTTTTATAAAAGGAACCATCTGGGATGTGCTAGATATCCGCGACACCATCATACTGCGCATTGCGCAATTAAATAGGAGAGAGGTAATGATTAAATACAAATACTCGAACTAACGCTTGTTTATATTAAATATATTAAACATATTAAATGGATTAACTCAAACACATGTATATATATTTAATATTACTGTTACTGTTACTTTAAAATGATTTGCGACGATAATTTTCACGTTTCACACAATGATACATATTACGGAATAGAGTTCATAAAGGTGTTATGTCCATTCAAAAAATTTTTAAAATTTTATGAATCTAAAAAACATAAAGATGGAATTTCCAAGCATTATAGTTTCGACATTAGTTGGGAAAAAATGGACGCAGTGAAAAAAGAATTGGTTGATGAAATTAAACAAAAAAATGACATCGACACCCCATTTAAAAGCGTCGAATATTTGTTTGATACATATTTCACAAATAATCACTTATTTATAGTGCCTACTGAAAATTATTCATTTATAGAATATAATACAAAAACGCGTCGCGTAGAAAAACATATAACGAGCAATGAGAGCGTTGATGAAAATTGCCGCATATCATATACAAGTTACACCGATGATATGAAAATATCGTATAGCAATTATGAAATTATAGAAGAATTTGAAAACATGGAGGCGCCAATTTATAAATATTGTTTGCCTGAAAATATCTCTTTTTTTAATTATATATATTGCAAAAGTGGAGATTATGATGTAGGAAATAGCATGATATATGCTTTGAGCGATGAATATATTTATTATATATTTGTTCAAAAATAAAAGTCGCGCAGCTTCGCTTGCCCGTCGCTCTCACGGAGAGCTTACACAGTCGCGTTTACTTCATTTAACGCTTAACCATACATATATCTCATTTCCGCATAGGACATATTTCTCCCTGTTTCCCTCTTAAACTCTTGTGCGCCTTGTTCCATGATTCCCATCAATTTGTCGCCGATAGTGTCACCTGTTTTTTTCATATCTTCCGTTGCCACTGTTTTATGTATCGACAGAACCTTGTCCAATGCATCTTGTTCCAACCTATGCATTAATGTAAATATGGTTAATTTAGGGTCTACGACGGGTTCCAAGACAGGTTCTATAAAGACGTTTGGAACAGGTTCTAAGAAGGGTTCTATAAAGACGTTTGGAACGGGGTCCAAGACGAAGTCTGGGTTTGGCGCTTTCGCATCTTTTACTGCGTTGGGTGCTTCTTCCGCCATTCTTCTTCCTTTAATAAGTAAAATGGGTTTAAATCATTCTTTAAAAACAAATACTCGTAATCATAGTTTTTTGTTAAAATAATATAAACAATTATTGGGTTTATTTTCTTTTTTTCGCTTTCACGCGTTGACTATATTTTTTTCGTTTATTTTTAGAGAAGCGTTTTGTTTTTTTTTGAATATTTCTTCCACCAGATTTAATTCCCGGATTTTTTTTCGTTTTGCGGAAAAACGCTCGAAATCTTTGCAAACATCCAGGCGCTGGAGAGTCAGGGTCACATATTTCATTATTTTTCACAGAAATCGAATTGGTCTGAGGTTTCTGCTTAGCGTCATCTAAGTCTTTGTTAAAATCAATTTCAATCTTGTCAATGGGCAAAGAATTGTGATTATCTTGTAAAGATACGTAATTTGTAAATATTTTAGCAATAAAATATATTAAAGTAAAATTGGTGTTTAACCCATATCCTTGTGTAAAATCCCCTTTAAACAAAGAGTCTCCAATGCAAACGAAAGGTATTTGTTTTTCTTCATGCTCTATAAAATTATAAGAGTTTAAGTTTAAACCGGCACCAATTGGTTGTTTTTTGTTGATAACATAATACTCATAGTGTACAGCATCACTATTTTTTCCAAAATTGCCACCGGTTGAATCAAAAACTATCTCTGTGTTGCTATTTAAATAATTTGTGTAAGGTTGTTTGGAATGCACAATAAGAGCACCCGCTTCTTGCGCTGATTGTGCCAACATTAGTTCAATTTCATTTATAGTGGATTCGTTTTTTGTATAATTTGGGTTAACTGATAAAAATAAGTTAATGGATCCATCTTTTGAAGTGACTAAGTCGTTGCCATTTGTTGGTTCATATAATTCTCTTCTCACAAAATTGTCGAACGGTGTAAATTCTTTTGAATCAACAACATAATGCCAGTATTTGCGCATACCAACGTCTAAAATAAATTTAGTATTTATGAAGTTACTTCTTTTTAAATTTCTTTCATTGTTTTCGTCGACTCTATTTTCCAAGACGACGACCGTGAAATTTGGTTTCATTTTTTTAAAAATGGTCGCCATATATAACCCATTTGGTCCACCTCCTATAATTAATATATTTTTTCGTTGCATATCAGAAGGATCAATGGTGTTCCCAGGATTGTTATTAAACCCTGAATAAGTAACTTGACCACCGACCATTTCAGTTGAAGTTCTTAAGTGACAATAATAAGACAAATAAACAAATAAACACCCATAAAATGAATTTTGTGTAGTTCCGTTGCGATTGAAAAAATCGATGAATATTTGAATCAGATTCCTATATCCATTTAGATTTTTAATTTGCTCATCGTCAAGAGAAGTTTTTTTTGTTTCAAGTAACTCTGAAATTTTTGTTTGAAAATTTTGAGAAATGATTTCATGAGTCGTTTTGATCGAATTTTCTTGATCATAACCGCTATTTATTGCGTTATTAATGTAACCGCCCTTGTCATCTATTCCTGGTTTAAAATCATAAACGCTTTCATTCATTTAATAAATATATATATATATTTTAATTATAATAGTTTTGTCACCACTCTTGCAAAATAAAAATAAAAATTGAAATTTAAAAACAACTTAAAGACATCGCAACAAACTATATAACACCCTTTCTTAATCAAAAACCTTATACCTCTTATTTATAAAATGGACCACGTAAACCAATGCAAGTTGACCAAATCCGAATGGGTCGCGATTGAAGTCCCTGTCTCCCCCACTGAGAAGGCGATTTTAAAAATGATCCAAGAAGGGCATGACAATGTCAATATCACGCGCAACGATTTCAAGTCGTTGTCCTCGTTCTTGAAAATCGAATATACAGAAACCATGGAAGATTATCTTTATAACAAGTTCTTCGCTCCTCTTATCGCAGAACTTGTTAAAAAGCACAATGCCCCTTTTGTTGGGGTAGATGCCAAAATGAAATCATCGATGAGTAAAATTACGATTTGCAAAGCGGATTCGATTCGTATTGAACGCAACGCGCTAGATACTCTGACTGTCGAAAATGTCTACGAGATCCTTCTTTTAACTATTATAGATAAAATTCTTAAATGCAGGCGAAAATCAGATAATCAGTGGATGCTACACTACTTCACCTTA